TCTTAAAGTTGCTACAATAGATAATTTAACTTCTGATTCTACCTCAAAACCTTTATCAGCTAATCAAGGCAAATCCTTAAGTGATACTATTACACTGATTGGTACCGCTGTTGTTTATAAGGGTACTTTTGATTTAGCAAACGCAAGCACAATAGGTACTCCATCTGCTGGGTGGTCAGTAGGGCATAGTGGAGGAAGCATAACTACTCATTCAGATTGGGACTCGCTAACTGTTACAAACGGAGCACTTATTAGATATAATGGGACAGCTTGGCAAGTTGCCCAATCATCAGCCAGTATCTTAGCTGATGGTACAGTTGCTTTAAATACAGCTCAAGCAGGTGTTACTCAGTCTGCTGGTAATAGTACTACTAGGCTTTCTACCACAGCTTTTGTACAACAAGAAATAACTGGTACTATTCTATCAGAGCTTAGTGATGTAGAAACTGATACTACTACCCAAGGTACGATGCTCTTTAGAGATTCTAATTCGTGGGAACCTATATTATTAAAGACCGCTACTCCTACTGGTACAATTCTTACTACTGCTGATGCTGTTGGAGACTTGTCTGATGTAGGAACTGGTGCCTCTAATAATGATGTTCTTCAATGGGACGGAGATTCTTGGGAACCAGCTACTCCAACCCTAGAAGCTAATGTAGTAATAACTTGTTCTGGTGCTGTTACTACGCCAAGTACTTCACCAGATGCTTATGATGAACTTCAAGCAGCCTTTAATACTTCTACTTTAGGTTATAATGTTACTCGACCAATAACTACAAGTACGGTAAGTATTTTAGATTTACAAGGACGTACATTTAGTTCTAGTACCGAATCTCCCCAAGGCACTGGGATTACTCTTCCTGCAACCAAAGGAGTAACCTATAGAAATGGTACCTTGAACTATAATAAAGTAGCAAATAATGGGAGGGTGATGTCATACATCAGTTCAAATGAAAAAATTTCTTTGCTAACTGCTCAAGCTGAGAATGGTCATACCAAGATTTCTATAACAGGAACTGATGTAGGTGATTTCAACGTTGGAGACCACATATACATACAAGCAAAAACTTCGACAGGTACTCTTGATCCCTATGATGTATATCATCAGATAAATGCTTATGGTACCTCTCCAATATCAATAGGTTCAGCAGATCATGCAATAGTTACACAAGTAGATGAGGAAGCTGATGTTTTACATTTAGATAAACCTTTATCCTGTGGTTTTACAATTGGTTCTCAAGTAATTAGACACGGCTTAGGTACAAATGGTCAAGATCAATTTCAAAATAATGTCTTTGAAAACATGACCTTTACTCGTGAAGGTTCTGGAATAGTATTTCTAGGTGATGACCCACTAACTGTTACTGCTACTAATGATGAGGCTGTTATTGAATTTCCTACAGGTCATGGTTTATCTGTTGGTCATGGTATTATTGTTAGAGATATAGATGCTTCTGTTATAGGTGGTACTGATGCTGTATCAGCTTATAATAAGATTAATAATAAAGAATTGGAAGTTGAGGGTGTGTCTACGAACGATATTACAATTACTATGGGAGAAGCTTCTGGGATTGACGGTGAACTTGGGGGCGATGTATCATATGCCATCTTAACAAATGATTATGGTATAACCTTAAAAGATGCGTCTAATATTGTTTTCCGAAACTGTACTTTCAGGGGTTTTAATAGATCTACGATTCTGTTGACTAGATGCTACAAAATAACTTTCGAAGGTTGTACTTTTGAAGACTGCAATAGTATATCTAGTTCGAGTAGAGGGACTGTAACAATTAGAAGAAGCGATACAATAACTTTTAATAACTGTAGATTTGAAAAGTGTACAAACGGGATTAACTTCTACAATGCTACCCAAGGTGCTGGTGAAGGTGGAACTGAGACTGGCTTTGAAACTAATTTTTCCTCTAATATTACCGTAACAAATTGCTATTTTCACTGCATGAGAGGAATATATGCTGCTAGTAGAGGAGTTTATGGTACTGTTACAATAACTAATAATAAATTTAGTTCTTGGTTCATAAACGATAAAACAGCACACTTAAGTAATGCCTCACACACACACGGGATACCGCAACAGGCAATATATTTACGACATGTAGAAGCATTAAATATATCAGATAACATAATGAACTCCTATAGAAAAGTGCCGTCTGGCACTGATACATTTGTTGGTAGTACAACTGATCATACTGAAAATGCATTCTGGGGAGAGGGAACTGGATTTACACCTAATGATCTTTATGCAAATGAAACTAAAGGAAGACGATATCCAGGTTTTAAGAACGGAATTGCTATATTCCATCAACCAAATCCTTATGAATCTACTAATGCAGAGGATGATGAATCACAAGGAAGACACGGTTCTTCTAAGGGCGGTATAACTGTTAATAATAATAGTATTGCCTGTTGGTATAATAGTGGAGTGGTTTTACAAGTAGAATATAATAAAATTTTGGGTGGTAAGCAAGACTATGGACCTATTATGGTTTCTAATAATAGTATAGTTACAGGAGGGTATGGGGTAAATATTGGTCATAGGGATGGAGATGAGACTGGAGTACGGACCGAGCAAATAACAAGAACCCATATTTCTGATAACGTAATACGGAATCAAGCTCTGTGGAAAATTATTCCTGGTACTGTAAACAACTACGGGGAATCAACAGCTAATTGGGCAGGTGGTGCAAATAGTTCTCGTGTGGCAGCTATTTTCCTTAATCCTAACTCTACAAGAACTGGTACTACTGTTGATAGTACGGGTTGCTTTTTAGATACTACGATAACTAATAATAATATCAGTACCTCTTACGGAGACGATAATACAGGATCATCTGGTATCCTGCTATCAGATGCGGCGGGGGATTCACAAACATTTGATAGATTAATGATCTCAGGTAACTTCGTTACTAATTTTCGGTATGGTTTAGGAATATACCGAGATCTAGAAGATCTAGGTAAAAGTATAGCTAAAAGGGGTTTTGTTACTGGTAATTATTTCTACTCGTTCGGTAATACAGGTATCCTCTGGGAAGAATCTTTTACAGCAAGTGGACAAGGCAATTTTTCTACTAACAACCAACAAGTAAGTTAAAAAACCATGAATAAAATAAAAAAACTAAACAACATATTCCTTGAGACTTTGCTCATGGATCTAGATGACCCCCAAAAGTGTACGCCTGGTTTATATCAGGTTATACGGGGTGTTATTAATGATAATAAAGAAATGCTAGATGACATTCCTAAAGATTCTTTAGATTTTCTAGAGAATAAAATGAAGGATAGTCTGCCATTCAAAAAGGAGGTAAGCTAATGCCAGAACGAACAGTAAACACAACAGCACCCGGAGTAGATAACCCTTACGGAACTTATACTAATCTATATAATTCACATCGTATGGGAGAAATGTATGCTAATGCATCTAATGATTACTCTGTTAAAGGTGGTAGTAAGAAAAAGGGTAATACAAAAAGTAAACCCAAAAGTAAACCAAAAAGCTCTAAGAAATATTAACGGAGAGATATATGGCTAAGAAAAAGAAGTGGATTCAAAAAGCAACAGCCTCAATTAAAAAACGAGGAACCAAAGGTGTTTGTACTGGAGCTAAGTTTGGAAGTTCTTCTTGTCCAAAAGGATCTAAGAGATATAACTTAGCTAAAACATTTAAATCTATGGCTAAAAAACGCCAGAAAAAATGAACATACCTCAAGAAATGGTAGATGACTTTCGTAATCATCTATGGGCTTGCTTCAAATATCTAGGATTAGGGGAACCTACGGGTGCTCAGTATGCAATGGCTGATGCTTTGCAGGACGGTCCTACGGATATGCAACTTCAGGCAGGGCGAGGGTTTGGTAAATCAGTTATTACAGCCTGTCTAGCCTCATGGTTTCTGTTAAAGGATTCTGATTGTACTATTATGGTAGTCTCTGCTACAGGAAACAAAGCAACAGAGTTTATATCAATGACACGAAAGATCTTAGACCTTGTGCCATATTGTCAGCACCTAAAACCTGGCGATCACACTACCGATAATGCTTTTGCCTTTGATGTTGAGACACGGACTAAGATTGGGCAAGATAAGTCTTGCTTTGCTCGTGGTATTACTTCTCAGATTACTGGGTCTCATGCTGATTATGTTGTCGGGGATGATATAGAGATTGAAGGTAACTGTGAAACCGCTAATGCAAGAGAGAAGCTTCTGAGTAAGGTATCTGAGTTTGAACAGATCCGTAATGTTGGTGGTCGGGTTATATTTCTTGGTACCCCACAGATTAAGGATTCAATCTATAATCAACTTAAGGCTGGGTATCCTGTTACTAAGTTCCCTGCTGTAATGCCTGACAAAGCAGTACCCACTGAAGTAGAGAATGTAAACGAGTGGGTGTTACAACTAGGTTTAGAACCCGGCAAAGCCACACAACCTGAAAGATTTCCTGATGAGGTACTGATGGAACGAATGGCTAAGATTGGTCCTAAGTTATTTGCCCTACACTATAAACTAGATACTTCCTTAGCTGATTTCGAGAAGTTCCCACTTAGGTTATCTGATCTAATTGTTATTGATGTAAACCCTGATCTATGTCCTGAGAAGATTATCTGGGCTAACTCTAAACCTATGAAGGGAGTTCCCTCCTTTGGTTTAACAGGAGATCTAGTATATGAACCAATGTGGATATCAGACAAGTTTGTACCCTATACACAACGTGTAATGTATGTTGATCCATCGGGAAGAGGATCTGATGAAACTGCTGTATGTATTGCATCCTTCTCTAATGGGTATATCTATATACACGAACTAGTTGGTTATTTGGGTGGGTATGAAAAGAACATCCTAAAGAAGATAGCTAGGCTAGCTTACGAATACAAGGTAAAGCTAGTACGAGTAGAGTCTAACTTTGGTGATGCTATGTTCTGTCAACTACTGGCACCTATCATGACTGATATCTGTGGCTCTATTGCTATAGAAGACTATAGAGTTTCTGGTCGTAAGGAAGCAAGGGTTATCGCTAGAATGGAACCTGTAATGTCTCAGCATAGACTAGTATTTGATAAACGAGCTATATGCCAAGAAGAGACACAGAAGCAGATCACACGTATCTATGATAGACGAGGTGCTCTGCCCCATGATGACCGTATAGATTGCCTAGCCGCTGCTGTAGGGCATTGGGAAGATCTTCTACGTACCGATGTAGATGTTATCATAGAAACTAACCGTAAAGCAGCAGATAAACAATTAGTAGATACGTGGTTAAACGATAAAAGAAGAATGGGTCTATGGTCTAATCGTCTTAGTGGTGCCCTATTAAAACGAGATGGACAATATAAGCCTATAGATAAGAATAAAGCAGGTTGGAGGGTAGGTGGTCGTAGATGGTCTTAGGATCGTTTGTACGGGCTTCTTGGTTCTACCTACCCTACCCCCCTTTTATTAACAAAGTGTCTGAGACGAGCTGTATGGGCTCGTATGGAGGAGTTATAATATGTCGATGTGGGCAATGATGGGCTTACAAGGTATGCAAGCTCTTATGGGAGCTAAACAAGCTGGGTCTCAAGCAGCAGCACAAAAACTTCAGTTTGAGGAAGCGGAATTCCAAAGACGATGGCAAAACCAAATTGAAAATAGAAATATCGCCAAGCAAAATGCCCTTCGGTGGTTTCAGAATAAAGAGATTGCACAAGTAGCTAATAAACGTAGAGCTGAAGAAGAATTTTATATCCGCTATAATTGGGATAATCAAACTGGAGCATTTGGTAGGAAACATAGAGCAACACAGGATGAGATATATTCAAGACTGCACGGTAAAAATATAAATCCTAAGTCTGGAACAGCTAGAGCTTTATTACGTCAGCATAATCAAACATCAAAAGATATGATGACAAGTATGAGAATTAGTGTAGCCAACCAACTAATTGGAACAGTACGACGACAAGACCAAGCATTAGCACAAAGAGACTTTGGTTACAATGAACATGTACCATTCCTACCTAGTGATTACCAAGGACCAGACCCAAGCAGTGCATTCCAAGCATCTCTGGTATCTGGATTAATAGGAGGTGCAGCTAATACTATGGGATATATGGCAGACAAAGCGTCTAGTACTAGTAAGCATGGGACAACATATAATCTACTTGGCTCTATTTTTGGAGGTGCTAGTAGTGGCAAATAATTATCAAACATTAAAGGAAATTGCTAAGGGTCCTAAAAATTTACAATTATCTCCTAAGCAAGTTCTTGCTAAATCTCAATTAGATTATAGTAAAAAAGTATTAGATAATATTCCTAGTAATGTAGATTCAAAAGATAAATATAAAATATGGAAAAGAGAAACTAGGGATATGATTCCTCACCCCGATACTATTGAAGAGATGTGGGCAATGGAAGAAAAAGTTTATCCTTCTAATAACTTTAAACAACATACTGTAAACCGTATTAATAATTCGATAGAAGCATTATCTACTACCCTTATGAAGTCAGACTACTTTAAAAATAATGCTCCAACTTGGCCTAAGTGGTTAAGAAAAACATATGAAACAGATATTGCGAAGATTAGAACTTCTGTACAAAAGAAGAATGTTGGTTTAGCTAGAGTTAATAATCAACTTGCTACTGAAGATATAATGACAAATATTGTAGGACAAAAAAATTTTAAATTAAATAGTACAGTTGCTAAAAGGGTTCATGCTGAGGATACTTTTATGGCAATGCAGCTTGGATTTACAACTGAAATAACAACTGATGATGATGGAAGAATTTCTGTACCCCTAGAAGGTAGTCTTGCTCCTGTCTATTCCCTAGATCCGGCTAACTTTCCTTTAGTGGATCCTGAAGAAGAGTATATGGTATTAGAAGATACTTATAAACTTATTGAG